TGCTATTTCAAGTTTGATAGTTGCCATAATCAGCCACCATATTGCTTGCTATACCCAAGCTGATACTGGGAAACGGACTGCCCTACTTTTCGTCCGTCAAGGATTACATCGAGGCTCTTGTTGTTTACCGCTCCGACTATGAGGTTTGCCATTGCGTAGACCGCATTGACCACTTCGGTATTGGCGTTGGTCATCGCAGTTTCAAACTGCTCAATGTTCATTACGCCTGTACCGCCCTTCATATTTGAAACAAGTTCGGCTCCGGCTTCGCCCGCATAGAACAGGGAACCGACATCGGGAATGCCGCCTTCCGCAAGCCTTGGGATTGAGACCTTTTGCGGAACGGATATCTGCGGATTCCATTCCTTTCCGCCCACAAGGGGTATCCAGTCGGGTATGCTTATCCTGAAGTTGTTTATTGCTCTTGCGATCGCCTGTATCGGAGTTATGAAAGCATTCGCCATCAGTTCCGCAATGGAGATGATGACATTGACTACTCCCCTGAACATATCGGCAAGAGCATCCCAAGCCATCTTCCAGTCCCCGGAGAATGTTCCCCAAAGGAAGTCGATTATTCCGCCGAAGATCTGTTTTACGCCTTGCCACAATCCGCCAAGGAACTGTAAGACATCAGAGATCCATCCGACTATTGTTCCCAGTATCGCCGGAAGGCCGATGCCGAGGAGACCTCTTATGCCTGTGATGAGACCCCCGACAAGGTTCTTGATGTCCGTAAGGTCTATGCCGAGAGTCGTCTCAAGCCAGGTGAGTGCGGTGTTGACCAGTTCACCCAGTTCCCACAGACCGCCGTCAACTATTCTTGCCGCATCTGTGAAGAGATTGAACAGCCCTTCGGTTATTTTGGGGAAATCAAGCGTTACTATGCCTTCTATGATATCTCCGACATGGATAAAGGCATCGCCTATTGCTGTGATTATTTCGCCTATTGCGGTGCCGTCCAGTCCGAGGTCGCTGACGAAGCCGTTTATGAGGTCTCCGGCAGCCCTGAAGACATCAGCCAATATAAGACCGAAGTCCTGCACTATTCCGCCTAAAAGTTCGTACCAAGACCATATTATTGAGCCGCCGCCCCGGACATTCGCCACGAACTCACCCCAACGCCCTTTGACATCGGAGATAAACTGCTTTATCTTCTCAAATGCTCCGAGGTTAAAAGTCTTTTCGATATCGACTTCCTCAAAGTCAATGGCTCCGACCTCTGCGCTTGCTCCGCCGCCAGTATTTGACGGCAGAACATTGAGTTCGTCAAAGCCAAAGAGTATGCGCTTCAGTTCCTTGGCGGAACCGACCGCAGACTTAAATCCTTTGTCAGTTGCTTTGATGTAGGTGGAGTAGCCCTGGAAGGCGCGAAGGGTCTGATTGATGAGATTTGCAAGGTTGATAACACTCTGCATTATCGCTTCAAGGGCTGGTTGCATTATCTGTATGAGAGGCATAGCCGCTGCTCCGAGCGACTTCTTGACCTCTCTCCACTTTGCCGCCAGTTCGTCAGTAGTCTGCGCTGCCCTTGAAGTATTGTTTCCGTAGGTGCGATCCCATTCGACCAGGAGCGATATGCCTTCCCGGAGCGCCTGTGTGACTTCCTTGATGGCGGTACGGATGAGTCGGTAGAATGCGACTCTTTTGATAGCTTCCCAAAGGGTGGTCAGTTTCCCGACTACTCCCTTGATGGCTGCTCCGGCAACTTTAAAGGGTGCGGTAAGACCTTTGGCAAGCATTGAGACTCCGCCCTTGGCAGCCGCTTTGGCGTACTCCCCTACTCTTTTGAGAGCGGAAGCGGTCTGTTCGGCGGTCTGCTCGGTCTTGGTCGATGCTTCAACGGACTTCTTGCCCACATCGTCAAGCCCTGCGGTAATGTTGCGCAGAGCCTGCGCGGTCTTCGAAGAACCCTTCGCCATCGTATCAAGAGCGGAAGCTATCGCCCTGATGCCCTTTTGTGCTTCCTTGGGATCTACGGATATTTTTATTTTTAGATCATCAAGCTGAAGATCGTTTGCTGCCATTTTGTTTCCTCTTTTGGTTGAAGCTGTCCGCCCAAGCCTTCATGTATTCAAAACCCTTGTCTACAGTCGGCTTTTCTTCTTCCTCTTTCTTGAAGTCGAAATCAAAACCGAATGGCTTGATATACTCAAGAGGTTCCCTGGGTTTGATGGCATTCAGCGCCGGAGCGACTCTGCATAGTGCGTGGTACACATACATACCTTGCCGCCAAAGCATCATGTCTTCAAACTTTAGCCTCTCCCGGTAGGCTTTGCGGTAAGCTACGCAAGCTTCCGCATCGCCGTTCCAGTATTCGTCAGCAGACATCCCCATATTCAGGTAGGCTGGATATGCATCCCAAAAGATGCGCTCCATAGTAGGAGCAGATTCGGGGGATATGGGAAGCGACCCTACCAGTTCGCTTCCCAGTCTGCGTTTCCCTCTTCGACAAGCTTGTCGCCCTGCTCGTTGTACATATCGATGAGTTTCTTGAGGAACCCTTCTTTGTTCTTGAGCGAAGCGTATATCTTGTCTACTGTTTCGGGCTTTATGTTTCGGTGGTTCGCAACGAATGCCCCCTGAACGAGAAGCATCGTCTGAAACACGGGGGCTTCGGACAGCTTCTCAAGGGAAAAGCCCGCTTTTTCAGTCATTATGACTGTGTTTTTTGTGAACTCAAGTCTGTACTTGTTGCCATACTCATCGCTTACAGTTAACTGCTTCATTCTTCTCTCCTTTTGTAAGACTTGACTTTAGTTTTTATGCGGAAGTTCCGGCTTTGAAGGTGATGTCCGTGGACGGAGCGACGGTGATGGTCATCTTGACAGGGTCATTGACTCCGCCACCGCTTACGAATACGGACAGATAGCCCTTGAATTCGAACTTGCCCTTGGAACCAGTCGGAGTGACCGTGCTTCCGCTCTTGGTGCCGCCAAACCATACTGCAAAGTAGGTCTCGGTATCGTACAGAGCGGCAAGAGTCGCATATGTCGCCTGGTCAAAGAACGCGGTGAACTCAAGGCTTCCAGTATCCTCTACGCCGTTGATATAGTGTCTCATCGTGTCGGTCAGGGTGGTCACATCGATCTGTTCGGGTGCCGAGCCGAGATCCGGGAAGGAGTCGATATCAAGGAGTTTGGAGTAGGAAGATCCATCGGAACTCTTCATAAGGAAGGTGAAAATCGTGGATATTGCCATTTTTCTATCTCCTGTAAATTGTGTTGTCGATGACCGCAGCGGTGTACCTTGCGGTCAGTCTGAAAATGGTAGCATCGTTCATGTTGGGAAGCTGCTGAAGCATCGTCCTCGTAAAGCCAAGCCCGGTCATCACATCGTCAATGACTGCCATGATGCCTTTGGCTTCGGCTTTCTTGCCGTTCAGCTTGTTGGTGTAGACCTCGACTTCGTACATCACGCCTGTGACAACTTCGGTGTTAGATCCGTCATATCCGGCATTGAAGTTGTCCGCTTCGCTTATGTATGCGCAGGGAAAGCTGGGGGGCGTCGGAGTGTACTCCCCGGTCACGAAGATGCCGTCTTCGCCAAGCTGATTGCGCAGGGCGGTCGCGACTTTTGTATAGACTTCGTTTTCTATGGTGTTCACTTATATGCTCCCTTTGCTATCTTTGCGTACTGTCTGCGAAGCATCTTTGCGGTGTTCGTGAAGAAGTATGTGGCCTTGATGCCGTAGGTGTGATGGGTCTCTCCGTCATCACCCCTGTACCACCAACCGCCGGGATCTGCTCCGTGCGGTCTTTGCGGACTGCTCTCCTGGAAAGGCCATATGTATGTTCCGTAGGCACTCATGCCCAGTTCAGCAGCTTTCGGGTGCGGAGTTGAGTTATAAGTTGTGCCAGTACCGAATTCAAGCCATATGCCGTTATTGCCAAAGACAGACACAGTTCCTTCAAGACCCTTGCGTTCAGATCCGACACTTGCGATGGTCACGCCAGTATCAATATGGTCTTCAAGACCTTTTCTTGCTTCGACTTCGCCTTCATTAAGCAGAGCCTTCAGAATGTCCGCAGACCGCTTCTCAAGTTTGTCTGCGTACTTGTTCAGGTAGTCTGCTGCCTTTGTGAGCGAAGTTGCTTCGACAATGATCTCTCTCATGCTGATGGGATCGGAGTGTCTACTCCGAGAGTCTTCTCAACTCTTCTGATGCTTATCCTTGTATGATTAAGCCCCTGTGCCACTCCGATAACATCGAAGTTGTGCGGCACGGTAGGCTTTCCGTTTTCAAGCGTGGGATCTATGCCCACCCATATTTGGGAGTACTCGTTGATGTCGGTGCTTCCCTCAAGGTAGATAGTCCTCTGCTTGCTTGTGAAATCTCCGAAGGGTTCCGCAGCGTTAGCCCCGACAGCGGATTTGACATAGGCTCTCGTGATGTTTACAGACCCGTAAGTCTTTTCATACTCGCCAGTCTCAAGGCTGCCGTCCATAATCGGCTGCATCCCTTCGTAATTTCTGTAGTAGATCGTTTGTTTGTTGCGCTCAAGCAGTCTCATCTAGCCCACCTTTGCTACCTGGATGACTTCCATAAGGATGTCCTCATCGTTAACACTTCCGTAGGTGCGGTTTACTCCGTCCTCGTTATGAGCCTTCTCGCCTTCGGCTCCCATGCGAAGGAAATACCTTGAGGCAAGCTTGCATTGCGCTCTTTCGTAGACCGAAGGAACAGTCGCACCTTCGGGCATTCCGAAGGGGTATCTGCGGTTAAGTATTGCTTCAGCGGCATCGTCAAGGTAAACAGCGATGAGTTCATCAGTCGCTGTTGGGCTATTGCCTACAAGGGCTTTTACTATGGATATTTTTTCGACTTGAGTCATCGCTGTTACCTCAACTGTTA